TTCCGCGCGGGTATCGGAGACAGCAAGCTTGAAATGAAGGACGGCGCTTTGGACGGGTTCGACAAGTACCTGGAAAAGGCAAAGTCCGAGGATCCCAGCGCATTTGTAAAGGCTGGCGCTCGTGTTGACACGCAGGGTTCGCTTGAGGGCGGCACTCGTGAAACAAAGCCCACGTCTTTGCTGGGTGCGCTCCACGAAAAATACGACAAGTAAAGGAGACAATGACACATGGCTATTACTCTTGCTGAAGCTAAGGTCGGCATGGCCGACAAGGTCGACCAGATGATTGTCGACGAATTTCGCCGCAGTTCTCTGCTGCTGGACAGACTGGTGTTTGATAACGCCATCTCTCCGGGCACTGGTGGTTCCACCCTGACCTACGGCTACATTCAGCTGAACACCCCCTCCACCGCCGCTGTTCGTGCGATCAACAGCGAGTACACCGCCAACGAGGCAAAGCGCGTTGAGAAGACCGCAAAGGCCATCATCATGGGCGGTTCCTTCTCCGTTGACCGTGTGCTGCAGAACACCTCCGGTGCTGTGGATGAGTTGGCGTTCCAGGCGCAGCAAAAGATCAAGGCGACCAGCAACTACTTCCATAACCTAGTCATCAACGGCACTTCCGCCGCTACCGGTGCTGGTTATGTAACCGGCACCTTTGACGGTCTGAAGAAGCTGCTGTCCGGCGCTTCTACGGAGCTGTCCTCCGGCATCAACCTGTCCACCTCTGCCCTGCTGGATAGCAACGCAAATGCGTTTATCGACCAGCTGGATCAGCTGGTGCACACCATCGACGGTGACACCACCATGCTGATGATGAACGGCGATATGCTGATGAAGGTACGTTCCTGCGCACGCCGTGCCGGTTACTACGAGCGTACAAAGAACGACTTCGGCCAGGTGGTGGAAACCTTTGCTGGTATTCCCCTGATGGACATGGGCAAGTACTACAATGGTACTTCCTCTGTGGACGTTATCGGCACTTCTGCCGCTACCGCTTCCGCCGACGGCACCACCAGCATCTACGCGGTGAGTATCGGTCTGGACGGCTTTCACGGCATTTCCCCCACCGGCACCAGCGTCATTTCCAGCTATATGCCTGACATGAACGCCCCCGGTGCCGTAAAGACCGGCGAGGTCGAGCTGGTGGCAGGCGTGGTGCTGAAGAACACCCTCAAGGCCGCTGTGCTGGACAACATCATTCTGTCCCCCAAGACCGGCAGCTGATTTGAAAGGAGCTGGCTCACATGACATACGCTGATTACGACTATTACTCCGGGACCTATTTGGGCACCGTGAGCGAGGGAGATTTTCCGCGTCTGGCTGTCCGGGCCAGCTCCTTCCTCGATTACTACACGCAGAACCGGGCAAAAGATAACGCTGATATGGACGCTGTAAAAATGTGCTGCTGTGCACTTGTAGACAAGTATCAGCTGATCGAAGCCGCGCAGCAGCTTGCCGCAACCAAACTGACAAACGCGGCGACCGGCGATGACGTGAAAAGCGAAACGGTAGGCGGGTACTCCCGGACGCTGGCCAGCGGCGGTGAAGCTGCTGCGTCCGCACTGAGCGCTACGGACGGTGCGAAGAAACTGCTGGCGGCGACCTGTAACGAGTATCTGACACATACCGGGCTTTTGTATCGGGGAGGGGGGTGCTGTGGTTGTACGCGCCCCACACTATAACGGTCTACAATGCCGTGCAGGAGACTGACCCGGCGACTTTTGAGGAAATCACAAAGCTGTATGTGACCATCCTGCGCGGCGTTATGCTGCAAGCCAGCAAGGCGGTCAACGTCCGGGAAAGCGGACTTGAGAGCGCGGACGCGGTAAACCTGTACATTCCGTTCTCCGTGGATGCGGTGGACGGCACGACCGGTAAAGCGAAAACCTACGCGCCCCCGCAGGCGTTTCTTGCGGCGGCGGACAAGTCCGGGCTGTGGACGTTGTCGGTCAACGGAAACGGCGGCCTGACGTTCTTCGTGAAGGGCGAGTTTGTCACCGACAAAGAGGATGTGGCTATGGCACAGGACGGCTGCTACAACGTGACCAAAGTGGACGAGAAAGATTTTGGCAGCGTGGATATGCAGCATTGGGAAGTCGGAGGGGCATAAGATGTCGCTCAAGTTTTCTGTTGACGTGTCCGGCATGGACGAGGTAAAGCGGCAGCTTGCAAGGGCCTGTAGCCGCGCTGAAAGCGTTTTAGCGCAACAGATGATGAAAGACACCATCCCCTTTGTGCCTGCGCTTACAGGCTCTCTGACGCAGCGGACGCGGGTGGTAGGCAACGAGGTCGTTTATCCCGGCCCATACGCGCGGTTCCTGTACTACGGTAAGGTGATGATAGACCCGGCGACCGGCAGCACATACGCGCCAAAAGGCGGGCACAAGGTGGTCACAGACCGAAATCTTGTATTCAACACAACAATGCACCCGCAGGCACAATCGCATTGGTTCGACGCTTCCAAAGCGCAGAACATTGAGAAGTGGGTGCGGGTGGCAGATAAGGCGGTGAAGAAATTTGGAAAAGATTAAAAGGGCCGTATCGGCGGCGGAAGAGGATCAGGTATCGCGCAAGCTGCTTGTGTGGTTGAATACATACCAGGAGCTGCCGGTCGATCTTATCCGCTTTGAGTTTCTTCCTGCCGACACTTCCGCTATGGCGATGTCGACCATTCAGGCGGCTTACGTCGTGCGGAAGTATATCACCGGCGGTTATGTGGCGGAGTATCAGTTCAAGATAATCTACCGAGTTAAGCCGGGGAACAGCAACGACAAACGGCTCAAGGCTGACGAACTGTTGAACGCTATCGGGGATTGGGCAAATGGTCAAAAGCCCGACATTGGCGATGACAAGCGCGTTATCAGCATGGAGCCAACCACGCGATCTTCCCTGTTTGCCATGTATGAAAACGGGGACGAAGATCACCAAATCCTTATGAAACTGAATTACGAGGTGAATGTATAATGGCAGATTTGGAATTCAACACCACAGTGGGCCAGACCATTGACCGCGAACTGCTTATTGCGTACTTGAACACCGGAACTGCATCCGCCCCTGTGTGGAGCGCTATCGGTAAGCGCGTCGAGGACAGCAGCGAGGAAATGGACTGGAGCACCGACACCAAGCAGGACATTTTGGGTCACACCTTTACGACCATGAAAAAGCCCACCATCACGCAGACCTTTGACCCTATTCCTTTGGACGCGGGCGACGCTGCGGCGGTGAAGATGTGGAACCTGGCCGTCAAAGACCAGGACGCCCAGGCGCTGGCAAATCAGGACATGATGATCGGTCACTTCTACGCCACCAGCGGCGACGCGATGTTTGCGGAGCGCTACGACGCTTGCGCTATTGCCATCACCGGCATCGGCGGCGAGGGCGGCGGCACCCTGAATATCACCAGCGAGATCACCTATGGCGGCACCCGCACTGTGGGTACCGTGAAGAAGGGCAGCAGCGGCGCTATTGAGTTTACTGCGGCCTAAATAAAGGGGCGGGCAACCGCCCCTGCTTTGGAGGGAACACATGAAGGAATTGACAATCACCACCGGCGTACAGGAATACCACCTGAATGACAAATGCACGGTGGTTTTTAATCCAAGCGACCCGGCGTTTGCAGACAAGCTGTACACGGCGTTTGACGCGCTGAAAAAGAAGCAGGATGCGCGGGACAATAACGTAGAAAAAATGAGCGCCCGCGAAATGTTTGACTGGCTCCGAAATATGGACGCCGAAATGCGCGAGACCATTGACGGGGTGTTTGAGCAACCGGTGTGTGAAGCACTGTTTGGCAATGTTAGCGTGTATGCCATCGCAGACGGTGCGCCGCTGTGGATGAACCTGATGGTTGCCATCATGGACGAGCTGGACGAGGGAATCAAACGGGAAAAGGCTTTTCACAGTGAGAAGCTTGCAAAGTATACAGCCAAGTACCACAGATGATGTACGACCTTCCGACGAGCCTTGAAGTGTGTGGAACAGAATACCCAATAGAAACGGACTTTCGCGTGATACTGGACATATTCTCGGTGCTGTCTGCTGTGGAACTAACGAGCGAAGAAAAGTGCTTTGGCGTGTTGGGAATGTTTTACCCCGGTTTTTTCACTATGCCTGGGGAGCACATGGAAGAAGCGATAAAACAGTGCTTTTGGTTTATCAATGGCGGAAATGAGGAAACGCAAAAAAAATCAACCAAGTTGATGGACTGGGAACAGGACTTTCGACTGCTCATCGCCCCAATCAACCGCATAGTGGGGCAAGAGGTGCGGGCGCTTCCGTATCTGCACTGGTGGACGTTTCTTTCGTACTACGGAGAAATCGGGGATTGCTACTTCGCGCAGATCGTGCGCATACGCGATCTGAAAGCAAAAGGCAAGCTAAAAGACAAAGCCGACAGGGAGTTTTACCGCAGAAACCGCGACGCTATCGACATCAAGCGACGGTACTCGGAGGCGGAGGAAGAAATCATTAAAGGCTGGACGTAAAAAGCCGCCCCGGAGGGCGGCTGCGTAGCGGTCATTGATTTGCAATAAATGTAATGTCGTTGCCAGACCAAAAATCAGGTGTAAACCTGATTTCGAGTGTTTTCCAATCGGCGGGAACTTCGTAACCTATTACGCCGGACATCTTTTTCCCTGATGCAACGGTGCCGTCCAGCTGGCCTTTGTCTGCGGCCAACGTTCCGGTCATGCTCATGCTTGTGGAGTAGTCATCGACATACGCTTCAAAAGACATTATAGAGCTTATGGAAATATCTTTGCTGGATTTGTTTTCAATGGAAAATTCGCAAAATAGAAACACGTTGCCGCTGTCTGGTGTGTAAAAACCTTCTCCGCTTGATTGGGTGCAAGACACAAAAGTGACTTCAATGTCTTTAAGGGAGACAACGTCACCAACTGCAAATTCCGTTTTCTGCGGAGCAGTTAATCCGTTTCCGCCTTTTGCGTCTGTATCCCCCACCTTTTCTGGGGAATTCCCACCAAGCGCAGTGCCAATAATGCCGATAGCAATAAACACAGCTATAACGATCAGCACGACCGGCTTTTTCTGTTTGGCGCCACAAGCGGGACAGACTTTCGCGGATTTTGCAATATCTGCGCCACAGGTCTTGCACTTAGTCATTTTATCCATTTTCTTCCACCCTCCAAGAAATTTTTTGTGGTTTGTTTATAATACCACACAAATACCATAAAAGCAAGTAGGTGATTGTATGGCAAACGCGGACGGCTCCGTTACCATCAAGGCAGACATTGACGATAAGCAGGCGCAGAAAGAACTCAATGCGCTGGAAAAGAAAATAGAAGCGCTGCAGGAAAAGCTCACCAACAAGAAATCTGCGCGAGATACTTTGTTTAACCAAGCCAACAACTTAGGCGCACAGCTTGACGAAGCAAAGGCAAAACTGGCGCAGATGAAGGGCGGCGGCGAGTTCTTCACCAGTGATGCTATCAAGCAGCAGGAGGCCGCTGTAGCGTCTATGGAAAAAGAATGGAACGCCATGAATGACAAACTGGACAAGCAGAACGCCGCTATCCGCGAGGGCGAAGCGGAGCTTGACCGAATGAAAGCAAAGGCCGGTGAGTTAGGTAAGCAGCTTGGCAATACCGGCAAGAACGCAGGAAAGATACAAGAAGGGTTAGACAAAGCATCTCAGGGCATGGAGGCGTTCACAAAGCGCGTGAAAATGCTGGCAAAGCGTGCGCTGGTCTTTACCATCATTGCCCGTGCGTTGGCGGCCATCCGGGATTGGCTGGCGGACGTGGTGGCCGTAAACGGAGAAGCACGGGACGCTATTGCGCAACTCAAGGGTGCGCTGCTGACGCTGGCGCAGCCGCTTGTACAGATCATTATCCCGGCGTTTACTGCGCTGGTTAAGGTACTGGCTACGGTGGTTTCATTTATCGCGAATATTGTATCCGCACTATTTGGAACAACGGCAAAAGAAAGCGCCAATGCTGCAAAATCCCTGAATGACCAGAAGAATGCATATAAGGGCGTTGGCGGAGCGGCAAAGTCTGCAAGTAAACAGCTTGCGTCGTTTGATGAGATTAACAAGTTAAGCGGCGAAGGTGGCGGCGGATCCGGCATTATTCTACCGGATTTCAGCACGGCGGCAAATTTCGCATTTCTTGATAAATTCGCGGACAAGCTCAAGAAGATAGGACAGGACATTGTAAACCTGTTTAAGGATGTCGCCGGGTTTATCGGCAACATATTCTCTGGCGATTGGAACGCAGTGCTGGACAACATCATCAACTTTGTAAACCACGCCCGTATTTTGCTGTCCGATTTGCTGGACTTTGTGGGGTATATCTTTGGAGCGATCATAGACACCATAATAGAAAAGTTCGGCCTTGCCGGTACTCCGGTAGGAGATATGTTGACTGGTATCAAAGACATTGTGCAGGGCGCGCTGGGGCTTATTTCCGGCATACTGACAGGCGACTTAGAAAAAATGAAACAGTCGCTTATCCAAATGCTTACCGGCGTGAAAACCTTTGTGTTTGGCATTTTTGACTGGTTCAAACTGGGGCTAACAAGTCTGCTGGACTGGCTGGACGAAAAAACAAACGGACGTTTCCACGAAATCATTGAACTGGCGAAAACCTATGTCAGCGATGTTATCGATGGTGTCAAACAAATCTTTGGTGGCTTTATTGATTTTCTGACCGGCGTGTTTACGCTGGACTGGAAACAAGCGTGGGAAGGTATCAAAGAAATCTTCCGGGGTATCTGGAATACTATTGTCGGCGTTTTAGAGGCGGCTGTAAACCTTATCATCAAGGGTATCAACTGGCTTATTGACCAGTTAAACAAGATACACTTTGATATCCCGGATTGGATACCGGGTATCGGTGGGAAATCCTTCGGCATAAATATTTCCCATGTAAACGAGCTAAAAATCCCTCGGTTGGCGCAGGGCGCGGTTATTCCTCCGAACCGGGAGTTTATGGCAGTGCTTGGCGATCAGAAATCCGGGACGAACATTGAAACGCCCCTTGCTACGATGGTGCAGGCGTTCAAACAGGCGCTTGCGGAAAGCGGCTACGGCGGCAGCAATGAAGCCGTGTTGGTGCTGGACAAGGACGTGCTGGGCAAAGTCGTGTACCGGCTGAACAAGGCGGAGGGTACGCGCATCGGCGTAAATCTGTCGGAGGTGCAGGGATGAACTACATCAAACTGAACGGCATCTCTTTTGACGCCGATGTGGCGATCTCCAAGTACAATCGAAACTTTAACGTGCTGGACGGCGAAAACGCAGGGCGCGTAATGACGGGCCGCATGGTGCGTGACATCATCGGCACATACCTTGGTCACAAGCTAACAGTGTTCCGGCGCGGTGACAACTACAAGGGACTGGACGATTTCTGGAACTACTTGTACAAACACAGCGTGGATGATTCCGTTATGCTGGAAGCGGCAGACGGTCAAACTACCATCGCTTATGAAGCGTATTATACCAGCGCGTCGCAGGACTTGGAGAAGGGCGATGGAGGCGTAAACTATTGGGGCGAGATCGAAGTGAATTTCATTCCAATGGACGCGCAGCTCCGCCCCTAAGAGGTGGCCTATGTCGAAAACGACTATTCTGTACAAGGACATAGCCCCCGGTGCGGCGGATGACGCGACCGTGACCGCCACCGGCGGCACAGGAGACCTCACCCAAATTCCGCACGGCGCGGCTCCGGGTAAGCTTATTACGCTGGAACGGAGCCGCTGGGTGCTGGACGGCACTTTTGATGGCGTGTACGCGGAGGACAAGGTAGGCTTTTGGTCTACGGAGGTTTCCGGGGACAGCGGAGAGTTTACCAACCCGCCCAAAATCACCATGACGTTTACACAGCAGTATTCCAGCATGGGCATTCAGCTCACCTTTGACGAGGACACGGGAGAGTATTGCAGCGAGGTAGAAATTTCGTGGTATCAGGGCGCGGTGCTGCGGCGGGCGCAGTCGTTCCAGCCTGACAACGCGGTGTACTTTTGCGATTGCCGGGTAGAGAGCTTTGACAAGGTGGAGGTCGCGCTGAAAAAGACCGTAGTTCCCCATCGGCGGGCGCGTGTTAATGAGATCGTGCTGGGCGTGGTGCGTAAATTCGGGATGAACGAAATACGCAACGCATCCATCGTAAACCAGGCGAACGAAGCTTCCGTAGAGCTGCCGGTGTCCACGCTAAACTGGACGCTTGACAGCCTGAAAGATGTGGATTACCTGTTCCAGCTAAAACAGCCGGTGGAAGTGTGGAACGACAACCGGCATCTGGGGACATACTACATTAACAACTCGTCACGCACGTCCGCAAACGTGTATGTGATAGAGTGCCAGGACGCTCTTGGAGTGCTTGAATACACGCCGTTCAGCGGAGGTGCATACCTTGATGGAGTGAGTGCAAAAACGCTCTTAGAAACGCTTGCAAAGCCCTTTGGGGTGGAGTATGCGAGCAATGTGAAGGACACAACGCTGAAAGGCATTATTGTTAAGGGCACAAACCGTAGCGCCATTCAGCAAGTCATATTTGCATGGGGCGTCTGTCTGGCAACAGACGGCGGGGACAAACTGCGGGTATTCAACCAGCCCACAAAGCCTATTCTTATCCCACGCGGGCGGACGTTCGTCGGATCTTCCGTTACAACCGGCGCGGTGGTCACAAAGGTGAACGTGACGGCGCATAGCTATGTAGAAGACAGCAACGGCAACGTGACCATCAATGGGGTTAAGTACAAAGACACCAGAACGGTGTACAGTGCCATCAACCCCAACGTGACCGCATCCGATCGGGAGAACGTAAAGGAAGTCACGGCGGCAACTCTTGTATCTAATGAGATTGGACAGGCAGTGGCGGATCGGCTGTACAAGTATTATTCGCTGCGTGACACGAACACGGCGACCGTGGTATACGATGGTGAGAAGCTGGGCGACTGCGTAAGCATTTACACGCCGTGGGGACTGCTGACCACAGGCAATCTTCACAAGATGGAGATAAAACTGTCCAACACGGTGGTGTACAACGCGGAAGTCACAGGCGCGTGGATCATCAGCCCGTACTTCTATTACAGCAACGACCTGTTCTCCGGGGAGGTGTAACCGATGGCGGAATATACAGCACAGGTGCCGAAGATAGCGGCGGCTGTACTGCTGCCGAACCCGGCGACCATCAACGGCAAGGTAAAGCTGCAGGTAACGGTAATAGAGGAAGCCGTCATCGTGTACCCCAGCTACTACTACAGCGGCGATCTATATGCGGGCGAAAGTACACATACTCCGTACCCGCGTGTACCACAACCATATCATTTCTTTTGCGGCGATATTTACGCCGGGGAGGTATAAATGGCAATCAAGACAGTAAAAGCGACGATCAACGGCCAGACATACGACCTGACGCTGAACTCCGCAAGCGGCAAATGGGAAGCGACCATTACCGCTCCGGGAAAGACATCGTACAATCTGGCGGGCGGCTACTACAACGTATCCGTCGAAGCAACAAACGAAGCGGGCACAAAGGGCAGCGCGGACGCATCTACCGTAGACGGCCTGAAGCTGGTGGTAAAGGAGACTGTGGCACCGGTCATCACCATTGTGTCCCCCACGGCTGGCGCGTATGTGGCAAACAGCAAACAGCCGGTGGTATTCAACATCACGGATGAAACCGGCGGTTCCGGCGTAGACATCAGCACTTTGGTAGTCAAGCAGGACGGCACGGCTGTAGCTGCGGCGAACATCACGCACACAACTATTACCAATGGCTACAGCGTGACCTACACACCGTCTGCGGCACTCAGCGACGGCAGCCACACCGTAACCATCAACTGCAAAGACCACGACGGCAACGCGGCTGCGGAAAAGTCCACGACCTACACCGTGGATACTGTTCCTCCGACGCTGAACGTAACATCTCCTGCGGACGGCCTTATCACGGCGGCTTCTTCTGTCACTGTGGCCGGTACTACCAACGATGCAACGTCCTCTCCCGTGGTCATTACCATCTCCCTGAACGGAACGGATCAGGGGGCAATCCCTGTGGGCACCGGCGGTACCTTCTCCAAGGTAGTTACGCTGAAAAAGGGCAGCAACACCATCATCGTCAAGGCAAAAGACGCGGCAGGGAAGGAAAGCTCCGTCACCCGTACGGTCACGCTGGACACTTCTGTGCCGAAGATCACGGCGGCGACCATTACGCCTAACCCGGTCGACACCGGTAAGACGATGGTCATTAGTGTTACCATTGAGTGAGAGGTGATAGCTTGAGCAGAGATATTCGCGTATCGCTCCCCGCCGCCATCGTTTACGTGTCCGGCTCGGTCAACGGCAAGGATTACGTGTGGACGCTGGACGGCGAAGCGTGGAAAGCCACGGTAGACCGTGCTTCGGATGAAAAGTACGCCGTATCTTTGACGGCTATCAACGCGGCGGGCACAAGCGCCAGTTACCAGTTTACCCTTAACTACGGTATGCTGTCCCTTATTACGGACAGGACACAAGCAGACGTGGATGGCGTGATAGCCGCGCTCAGTCGAATAGAGGCTGGGCGCGGCACCCCGGCGGACGTGCTTCTCCTGAGCGACAACAAGGGGTCGTACAACTACACTGACCTGAACCGCGTTGCGGGAGCTGTGCTGTATGTGGCGGAGGAATTGGAAGCGAATGGTTACAGTGTAACGGTAACGGCAAAGCAAGGGTGGGCAGAAACGGACATTCCCACGCAGGCAGACATTGACCAGTACCTCGCGGACATCGCAGAAATACGCAGTGCGCTGCCTGTGCCAGCCGATACCCCAAAGGCGCCGACAATGCCGTTGGACCATCGAAAGGCCAACGACATTGAAAGCATCCTCATACTGGTAGACCAGCTCGTGCAAAACATAGCCAAGTCGTGGTTTTACTCGGGAGACTTGTACTCCAACGAAATCAAATAATAAACGTTACTCCCGGCCAATCGGGGCACGGGAAAGGGCAATAGGAGCCGACTATGGGAACGTAGTCGGCTCCATCTTTTTTGGAAAGGAGCAGATATGCAGGACAGAATTTCTCTTTATCCTGGCCGCGTCAAGCTCACGCCTGTTTCCGGGCAGGACAACGTGTACGACATGACCCGGCAGGACAACCCCACCACGGAGGGCACACCGCTGAACAAGTCTACGCTGCTGACGGACGAGGTGGCGGAAACGCTTGGTCTTGACCCGGCAACGGCAACGCCCTCTCAGGCCATTAACGCCGTGGCGGGCAAGGCAACGGACAAAAAGCTATCGCTGACGCTGGCGGCGGCAAGCTGGACAGGCAGCGAAAGCCCCTACACCCAGGGCGTGACAGTCACGGGCGGCACGGCCACCAGTCAGGCGGACATTCAGGCAGACGCAGCGGCGATACAGCAGATGCTGGACGATGGCACCAACGCCATCTACATCGCCAACAACAACGGAACATTCACCGCCTACGCGGTGGGAGAAAAGCCCACCGCTGACCTGAACATTCAGGTGACGGTGTACGACGTGAAGGAGGTAAGTTAACGATGGTAATTATCGGTAGGTCGCAAATAGCGGAGGTGGCGCAGGAGATACCTCTCACATCGGGTTAGAACGAGGTGTCGGTGCTGCTGGCGGCTCGGGCATCGTGTGCATAAGGCTACACAAAGAATAAACACGGCCTCCGTTTCGGAGGTCGGGAACGGAGGTTTATATGGCAAGTATATGTGGTTCCCCTGTTTGTGCCGGTGGTAAGCCGAAGATGAAATTTACCTACACAGGGGACTACGTGGTGAGGAAAGACGGCGTGGTGGAGCTGCTGACGAGCGGGACGATTGTGTTCTTGGAGCCGAAAGTCATTGACCTGTTTATGGTCGGTGGCGGCGGTGCTGGTGGCTCTGATGCGAAGAATACTGTTGTCGGTTGTGGTGGCGGTGGTGGTGGCTACACTCGTACAGTGCGCAAAGTAAACGTAACACCTAACAAAAACTATACTGTGGCCATTGGTGCGGGTGCCGAAGCGTCAAAAACGGTTGACAAACCGGTAAGCGGAAGTACGTCTTTTGGCGAGTTCAGCGTGGCAGGTGGTGTTTCTGTACAGCTGAATCGTAGCGCGTCCGCCGACTATACAGTTGGCGGACGCGGCGGAAGCGGGGGTGGAGATGGCCTGTATTCTAAAAGCACTGGGGGCGAAGGTGGTAGTGACGGCGGAAGTGGTGGGTTAGGAAGTGGAACTGGTTTACCCGCGAGCGGGCAGGGCTTTACAACAAAAGAGTTTGGCGAACCAACTGGCAAACTTTATGCTGGTGGTGGGGGAGGCGGAACATATATTTCTGCACAGTCCCCTGTTTATGCGTTGGGTGGCGCTGGTGGCGGCGGCGATGGTGCGTGGGGCGCAGGAGCCAACCAAACGCAAGCTGCTGGGGCTGGTGTAGCAAATACAGGTGGCGGTGGTGGTGGAGGGGTAGGCGTCGGCGGCGTAGCTAACATCATCGGCGGCTCTGGTGGTTCCGGTATCGTGTGTTTCCGTGTAGCTAAGGAACTGCCGGAGTTGGCTGGGACGTGGGTGCTGCATAATAGGCTGTATCGCCCGGATGAAGCGTTCGTGGAAACCGCTAATTTTGAAGTATCGCTCGACAACACTTCATTCTCGTCCTGCGTAAAAGCAGATTTCCAGGCACGCGCGCTTTTCTTGAACATTCCGTACGTGGGGAATCTGAATGTTTATTCGTTCAACGACAACAAATGGTCTCGGAATTATAAATATTGGAAATTTACCGCAGAACAGGCAAGTTCTTTCAGCGACAAATTTAGAACGTGGCTGGTGAATAACGCGACCAAACAGTAAGGAGGTGCTGGCATGGCTATTACAGGAAAACCCATCGCAATGGGCATCAGCGGGGGTACGGTGTACTTCCCGGTCAGCTACACGGCACGGCACAGCATGAGGGATGACGGAAGCGTGGTGCTGCTGGAAAGCGGACAGGCGACCTTTGAGAAACCCACTCCGGCAACAGTGACCACAGCAGACGGCAAAAGTGCCACGGCGGTGCTGGATGGCACCTACGACGTGGCGATAGGCAGCGACGGCGGCGCGACCTCTTTCGGCGACATCGTAAGCGGAGAGGGGTCTGTGACGCTGACAAAAGGAGCGTGATTGAGTGAGATACGCATTGGTTGAAAACGGCACAGTGACCAACATCATCGAAATGGACAAGCGGAACGAGCAGTTCTTCCCATCCGCCGTGTACACCGGTGACAGGCCGGTGGGTATGGGCGACACGTACACGGAGGGAAAGTTCTACCGTGACGGCAAAGAGGTGCTGACGGCACTGGAGGAAGCCAACAACGAGATAGACAGACTGACCCAGCAGCTGGGCGAGGCTGTGGAAACCATCTATCAGGCGGATATGGACACTATCGGTTAAGAAAGGAGAACGACTATGTATAACATTATGACGAAGCTCATCAACAAGCGGTTTTACAAGACGAAGGAGGAGGCGCAGCAGAAGTGCGACGTGTTTTACGCCGTGGGGCGCATTACGGACGAGCAGTACACGGAGCTGTGTGCGCTGATCGAGAGCGTGTACGCAGAATAAAGGGCGGAGAGAATTACTCCCCCCGCCGGATGTAGGCTTCCTCGGCATCGAGCTGTGCCTGTTTAAGTGCGGCAACGGCCTTTTCAAACTGGGCAATGGCGTCGGTGACGGCGTTGAACAGGGTGAAATACTCGGGCATGGAAACACCTCCTTTCTGCAAGCAGAATAGCACAGGAGGCGTGTCAGAAAAGGTCGAAGTGTGTCGAGGAGCAAAAATAATTTGAGAGGAGAACGCGGCGAATGGAACCGTGGGTGCAGCAGATCGCCGTACCGCTGGCGGTAGCGGTGCTGACAAGCAGCGGCTTGTGGGCGCTGGTATCGAAGCGGGCGGACAAGAACAATGCGGAGCGGAAGATGCTGGTGGGGCTGGCACATGACCGCATCATCCATCTGGGCATGGTGTACGTGACACGAGGGTACATCACGCAGGACGAGTACGAAAACCTCAATGACTATCTGTATCAGCCGTATGAAAAGATGGGCGGCAACGGCAGCGCAAAAAGGGTCATGGAGGAAGTGAGGAAGCTGCCCATCAAGCGAGAGGCGTAAGCCGGAAAGGATAAAACTATGAAGCTGAACAACAAGGTTTATGACGTTATGAAGTGGGTGGTCATGATCGTGCTGCCCGCGCTGAGTGCCCTGTATGTGGGTCTTGGCAGCATTTGGGGCTGGCCGTACATCGAGCAGGTGGCCGGAAGCATCTCCTGCGTGACGGTGTTTCTGGGCGCTCTGCTGGGCATCTCCAGCGCCAGCTACAAGAAGTCCACGGTGGACGAGGAGGCTATGTAAATGCCGAAGGTATATCTGTCCCCGGCCATGCACATGGCCAATCCGTGCGTGTACAAACGCCCGGACGGGAAACAGTGCTATGAGGCACTGGAGAACAACGAGTACATCGACATCCTCGAGCCGATCCTGAACCGCTGCGGCATCGAGACAAAGCGCGGCTATCGGCGTACCCCCATGAACGGCGACAACGGCGACGCCATCATGAAGCAGAACGTGCGGGAGAGCGACGCGTGGGGCGCAGACGTGCATTACGTCAGCCATACCAACGGCAGCGCAGACGGCAAGGGCAACTCCCGGGGATGCTTCCCTATGTACTACACCTACTCGAAGAACGGCAAGAAGCTGGGCGAGATCATGGTCAAGTACCGCAGGCAGGTGTACCCGCGCACGGTGAAGCTGGTGGCGCGGAGCGGCCTGTACGAGCTGCGTGTGCCGAAGGCCGTCTCCTTCTACGAGGAGCACGTGTTCCACGACAACATGGATGACGCCACATGGTTCCACACCCACATGAAGGAGATCGCCGAGAGCGCTGCAAAGGGGCTGTGCGAGTGGTTCGGCATCCCGTATGTGGACGAACCAAAAACCGAGCCTGAAAAAAACATCCTGTACCGGGTGCAAGTGGGAGCGTTCCGCGTAAAGAGCAACGCCGAAGCACAGCTGGAAAAGCTGAAAGCGGCGGGCTTTGACGGCTTTATCGTGGAAGTAGAAAAATAAAATAAATCTGCTGAGCGGGAAAGAGCTACGACAAGCCGCCTCTTTCCCCGGCGTAAAGTCCCGCAAGCTCACGGCTAAAACCGTGTTATGGACAGCTACCACAAGCAGATAAGGCGCAGATTGCAGAGCATGGCCCCAAAACGGGCTATTGCGTATGTGATGAGCGTTCAGTTGCCGCCAGACGAGGCGGTGTGCGTTATTGAATGTGACATAAAGCGAAAAAGCTATTGTGAGACGGCGTTCCTTCTAAACGTGTCACCGGAAACGGTAAAGCGGTGCCGCAGGAGGGCGTATCAAAAATTTGCAGACGAAGAAAGAAGCCGCACCTAAAAAGGCGCGGCTTCTTTGGTTGCGCCCGGTAGGGGGAAACCGGGCAAATAAAAAGGGAAAGATGCCATCCGGGAGTGTTCCTGGGTGGCTAATTTTATTATACATCGTTTCTGCTAGATTACACAAGTAAATATTTCGCCAATTAACGGCCTTTTTCTGACCTTTAACTGCCCCTTTGCGGGGGCAGTTTTTTGTTACGCTTATTACAAGAAACGGAGGTGTTTGCATGGTTGAAAAGCTGGTGTCGTTGGGATTTACACAGCAGATGGCGGAGGACATTATTTGGGCGTATCAGGATGATCTTCCGGGGCTAAAAGCCTATGTGCAAGTGATAGAAATGGTGGCGGCGCATGTATAGCTACTTCAACGAAAACCCACACGGTAAAAATGTGGGAGACTGCACCGTTCGGGCTATTTCAAAAGCCATCGGGAAAGAGTGGGGCGAAACGTACCTTGCTATGGCAATAGAGGGGTATCTAGAAGGTGACATGCCGTCCGCAAACGCCGTGTGGGGTTCGTATCTGCGGCGGATAGGCTACCGGCGGTACATGGTGCCGGATACTTGCCCGGATTGCTACACAGTCGGTAGGTTCGCCGATGAACACCAGGAGGGGACGTTTATCCTTGCGCTATCCGGGCACGTCGTGTGTGTGCAAGACGGCGTGATCTATGACAGCTGGAACAGCGAAAACGAAATTGTTTTGTATTACTGGCAAAAAGAAAGTGAGGCGTAACTATGGCATTTAACCCGTATTTCAACCCTTATTACCCGCAGCCAATGCAGGACAACCTTGCCCAGCTTCGGCAGCAGCAGATGCAGCCCATGCCGCTGCAGATACCGCAAATTCCACCCATGCAGAACCCGGTGGCGCAGGGCGGCGTACAGTGGGTAGCTGGTAGGCCGGAGGCGGAGAATTGGCTGATTGCGCCCAACTCTGCTATTGCGCTGTGGGACAGCACGGCTCCCGTAGTTTACCTGAAACAGGCCGATGCAAGCGGCAAGCCAACCCTCAAGACGTATGACCTTGTAGAACGCCTTGCAAACGCTTCTGACGCGCAGAAAGCTCCCGCTCCGGAATATGTGACCCGTAAGGAGTTCGACGCGCTGGCGGCGCTTGTGGGCGAAATAAAGGGCAAGAAGAAACGCAAGATGGAGGAGGAAGAGGACGATGAGTAATAATCCGTTTTTCAATGCGCTAGGTGGCGGACAGATGCCGGGGCCGATGAGCGGCTTTCCCCAGCTTTTGCATCAGTTTAAGCAATTCAAAGCGAGCTTTAAAGGCGACCCAAAAGCGGAAGTAGAGAAAATGCTGCAAAGCGGAAAAATCTCACAAGACCAACTGAACAAGATACAGTCAATGGCAAACCAATTTCAGGGGCTTTTCAAGTAATCAAAATCGTGGCCACGGTTTGATATAAATATTTTTTCAAAAGGAGTGATACTATGTCTCTTTCCTCTGACGGCACCATGCTGACTATGCCTGTGGCTCCTGCCAACACCGGAAACGGTAACGGCTTCGGTTGGGGCGGCGATGGCGCATGGTGGATCGTGCTGTTCCTCATTTTCGCTGCGTTCGGTGGCTGGGGTAACGGCTTTGGTTTCGGTGGCGGCGGCAACGGCGTGATGGACGGTTATGTCCTGACCTCTGATTTTGCCAATGTCGAGCGCAAGATCGACAGTGTAAATCAGGGTCTTTGCGACGGATTTTACCAGCAGGCGCAGCTTGTCAACGGCACCAACATGGCGATGGCAAACGGATTTGCACAGGCCGAGCTGTCCCGTAGCAACCAGCAGGCGGCGCTAATGCAGCAGCTCAACGCCATGCAGATGCAGGCCGCAAATTGCTGTTGCGAAAACCGGGCGGCTATCGCCCAGGTGCGGTACGACATGGCGACGCAGGCTTGCGATACTCGCAACACGGTCAACACCGCTGCGCGTGACATCATCGACAACCAGAACCAGAATAGCCGCGCTATCCTTGACTTCCTGACGCAGAACAAAATGCGCGATCTGGAAAGTGCCAATCAGGAGCTGCGCCTTGCCGCATCTCAGGCTGCGCAGAACAACTACCTGATCTCCCAGCTGCGCCCTTGCCCTACCCCAGCTTACATCACTTGTAATCCTTGGGCGGGCAGCAGCTATGGCGGATGCGGAACCGGCTGCGGCTGCTGACAACTGCATAGCACCAGCTGTTCGGAATTTCCGAACTGTTCAGCCCCGTGCTGATACTGACACCAACGCGGCGGGGCGATAGTCCCGCCGCTGTATTTTAACTGAGAAAGGAATGATTTTAATGGCAGAATTTACTTCTGCGGCAATTCAGATCGTTGCTGCTGGGCAGAACGTTCCTCTAACGGAAACGGCGGCCAACAGCAAGCCCTGTATCGTGCATCGTGAAGGTGCGGGCATTGTGACTTTGCGCGGCCTGACAAACCAGTGTAAAGCGCGGTTCCGCGTAGCTTTTGGCGGCAACATTGCCATTCCCGCCGGCGGAACTGTGGAAGCTATTACCGCTGCACTGGCTATCAACGGTGAACCGCTGACTAGCGCTATGGCCACTGTCACTCCCGCCGCCGTGGGAAACTATTTCAACATTTATGTCAGCGCCATTGTGGAGGTGCCGAAAGGCTGTTGCCTGACTGTGGCTATGGAGAACACGAGCACACAGGCAATCAATTTCGCCAACTCCAACTTGACCGTTGACCGCGTAAGCTGAAAGGAGTAAACTATGAGTATGAAAGCAATGTACGATTTGCGTGATATGCTTTGCAAGGAGATTGACGAGATCGCCCACAAAGGAGAGCTGGGCGCCGGGGATCTGGACATCGCGCATAAGTTGGTAAGCACCATCAAGAACATCGACAAGATTGATCTGATGGAAGATGAAGGGTACAGCCGTGACGGCGACTATTCCCAGCGGCGTTACTCCCGCGACGGCGACTATTCTCAGCGCAGGTATTCCCGCGACAGCTACGGCGGCGGCAGCTCCTACGCACGACGTGGCACCCATTATGTGCGCGGCCATTATAGCCGCGACGGCGCAAAAGATGACATGAAGCGCCAGCTGCAAGAGATGCTGGACAATGCGGATGATGATACCATCCGCAACGCCATTCAGCGGTGTATGGATGCCGTGGAGGGCTGAGAGGGGGTAATTCCCCTTGATCGACGAAAAGGAACTTAAAGCCTGGATAGCCAGACTGGAAACAGAACAATCAAGCTGGCCGAACTACGAAAAGCTAGCCGCGTTGTATATCATACAAAACCAGCACGAAGGGCAGAGAAACCCTGCACCGGTGGCTATGTATTCCAGCGCACCGGCTCTTGATGTGGTAGGCGGTGACAGTGACTTTATGCAAGCGGTATTATCCCGCGCGCCGGAACAGGCGTGGGCCATTGTGGACGAGTTGATGGATGCGCTGAAAGTGACCAACGCGCGAATGTATGATAACGTGATGCGAAAGATGCGAGGATAAAGTATCCCCCGCCTGTTTTGGCGGGGGATACTCTTGTGTACTTAGTTTGCTGTAACCTAAAGGATTATATAAACTAAGTACTCACAGGAAGTCAAATTCAATCCGGCGATCTTTGTAAAGCCGGATTTCTTTTATTTTTAGTTTCCAAAATGCTTGTTTGTTTTCTCTGTTAAGTTGTTTGTATATTTCTTGCCATCCTGTGGAAAATAAGGTTGCAATTTCTTCTGGTGCGCGGCTTTGTGATTTTACTTGTGTAATCTCATCCATTTGTGATGTCAGCTCTGCATACTTTTTTGAGTAGTCCGCTTTTGAAATCATGTCGTCTATATACAACTCTGACAACCTGGACAGTTTTTTTTGTAAGGTCTTTAATTGCGCATCTTGATTTGCTTGGGATTCTTGACGCGGCTTGGCTTGCAATTTGACCTGTATCTGCTCGTCTATTGTCGACAGCAGATAATCTTCGATTTTCCATTCGATGGTAAAATTACCGTTGTCGCATCCTTTCCTCTGGTAAGACCCTTGACAGTAGTAGGAGTAAGAGCACTTTCCGCTTGCGCGTGGAGATGGATGCCCTGTCATTCTGCGCCCACATTCTCCACAGACTATCAGCCCTGAAAAAATATACGTTCGATTGTAAGGGGATTTTCGTGTCACCCTCGTGCGTAAACCTTGCACACGCTGGAATTCCTGCGGCGTTAAATACGGGGGCAATTTTATCCCGTGCCAGTCTCCCATGTATCCGGGGTTGTCTAACATTTGACTGGCTGTTAGGTATTTAAGTTTTAATTCCGGCACTGCGTCCATTGCTTTTGTTATGGAGCCGGTTTCCAAAAATGTAGAGAAGTACCTCCGTATAATTGGTTCTGTCTCTTTGTCTATAACAGCAAATTTCCCTTCGATTTTGTAGCCTTTTGGAAGATGACCTGTGCAAACCTCATTTCGCTCTTTTTTAGCATCAAGAACTCGTTTTATGCGTTCACTGGCGCGGTCGGCTTCGTCCTGTGCTACAGCGAGCATAATGTTGATTTTCAACCTGCCTGCAGCTGTAGACGTGTCGTAATCCTCGTAAATCGTTTTCCATGACACGTTGTGGGCTTCAAGGATTTCCTGCACTTTGTAATACTCGCCGATGTTACGAAACCACCTGTCCAGCTTTGTGACGAGAATAATGTCTACCTCATCACGCTTTACAGCTTCCAGCAGTTGGAGCATGGCCGGGCGCTTTTCAATTTTTTTTCTGGCAGAAAACCCGGCATCAGGGAAAATGCCTACCACCTTCATATTGTTGGCTTTTGCGTACTCTTCGAGGTCGTTCTGCTGATCGTGGATAGACAGGCCGAACTTTGCCTGTTCTTCCGTGGACACACGCGGGTATAATGCTGCCCGCAATACTACACTCATTGTTCATCTCCTCCCTTATCTGGCGACAATGTATACTTTTTTGCATAGCGCAAATACATCATCAAAATAGCGGCAAAAATGCCGATACCGGCGGCAAGAAGCAAAAAGACGATCCATGCGAATACACCCGCTTGCCCGCCCTGAATAAGCCCCTTATGGGGAATGTGGTAGTCAAAAAAGATATATCCCACGATAACAGCCATAAATATGGTGCACAAAAACGTAAGGCCATAAATAGCAAATTTTGTGTCCCGCGATTTCTTGCGCTGGTAGTTAATAGTTTTTGCCATCTGCTCCATGCTGCCCTCAAGATGGGCTATCTGCACATCGGCATCATGCAGCTGCTTTTGGTGCTTCAGCTGTTCATTGGCTTTCTTCAATTGATCTTCCGTTGTCACTTCTTTTTCAATCCCGAAATATTCATCCATCGAAACGCCAAGCGCGGCACAAATTAAACCCATTTTGTACACGCTCGGCTCCTTTGATGATGCGGAGAAAAAATTGCTTATAGTTGATGCTGAAATGTCCGTCATGTCGGACAAATCTTGTATAGTTAAATTTTGTCGGTCTTTTGCATCCCTGCACAAATCCTGCAATGTTTTTACCATTTTCCCCTTTTACTCTTTTTTCGGGCAGGAGAATCCTAATTCTGGTTTGCCGCAAACGGTAATTATCCGAATTTGGTATTGCCCTGCCAACCCCTGATTTGTTAGTGTGAACGTGCAGCCGGAAAGCCGGGAGGCCACCGGCGAGAATAGCCCCGCTGTCCGTTGCGGGAGCAGCGGGGCTATTTAATAAAGACCCACATAAAAACACTTCCCCATGAAATATTTTTTAATTTGTTGCACGTTTGCATGCAACAAACAGCTTGTGCGTAACTATAAGTGTGCCAACATAGTTGTACACCGAGAAAATAATATGTCAAATCAAGAAAGGGGAAAGAAATGCATTGTACAAAAACAACAGGGCGTGATAAAATGGAGTTGGCAGTGGTCACCGACACAGAAAACGTGCGCGATCGGTTGACTGCCGAAATTATGACGCTGACAAAAGAACAGTTTGACTATGTTTTACAGCATTTGGAGGAAGTATTATGAGCTACGCTGTTTTGTGCGGCCTGGTTGCCTTTGCTTTTGTAGGCACAGTTATACAATGGGTATGGATTTGGGGGCTGATTAAAAAACTATCTTTCGTGGAAGAAATGCTTTATCGAGAGTTAGCAAAACTTTCCCAGCAAATACCCACCAATCATGCAAAGAACGCTGGATACAATACCGCACCAAAAGTATAAACGAGCCTTTCTATCGGCTGCTTTCTTTTCATCTTGCAGTCTGATATATTCTTTCACCCCATACGGGACAACAGTTCCTTTGGCAATTTCGGGAATTTCAAAATGTAAATCAGGCATACAGCAATTTCCTTTTATAGTACAGTTTTTGCCCCTTGAACAAGGACAAGTAGCTTTCGACACTGTTCATCAGTGAGAGAAGAAACAATATCCAAAAGAGCTTTGCGTTCTGCGCTGACGCCCTCGCCCTTTGCGGCGGGGGCTTTTTTTGCGTCCTCCGGCGGCAGCACGGGCAGTTCATCCCCGTCCAGCTCCGCGAGAGTGATGCCGAAGTGCTCGGCAATCTTCTGGCGTGTCCCGTAATGGGGGATTGAAGCGCCGGTTTTCCAATTAACAGGGCTTTGAATATTGACGCCAAGAATTTTTGCGAATCTGTACGCAGAATAATTGCGCTGCTCCATGCAGTAATTAAAGTTTTCGGTAAATCCCATAAAATCAACGGTCGAATTTTGGTTAAATTGATGGTCGAATTACAGTTGATTTTTGGTTGAAGTTCGACTATAATTAGACCGTGGACAGGCAACAAAAACCTGCACCACCCCGATAAATAGGGCTGGCGTGATAGGAAAGTTTGTAGCAAAACCAAACTATCACAAATACTCTAATTTGTCAAGAAAATAATCTAACTTTGGAGGTGATATTTTGGGATTCGGTGAAAACCTCGCACGGTTGCAGGAGGAACACGGCGAGACGAGTTACCGACTGGCAAAGGCTATCGGCGTACATCAGACGTCCATTACGAACTGGAAGAACGGCATTAAGCCGCACCCGAAGCACGCGAAGCTGGTAGCGAAGCACTACGGCGTGAAGGTGGAGGAGCTGATGGGGACGATGCCGCAGGGGTAAGAAAAAGCCCCGCCCAGTGGTTGCGGCACTGGACAGGGCGTCTCCGAAACATCTACCAAAATGTTCTGCGGATAGTATACCACGCCCGCAGAGGAAAGGCAAGAGATTATGACGTGCGCTGAAATTGCCGTGATGTTATGGGCACGGCAGAACGGAATGGAAATTATCGAGGTCGAGTACATTCGACAGGAGGAAACGACATGAGTTGGTTTGCATGGGCGCTGGCGTTTATCGGCGCGGCGTGGCTGAGCTGGGCTATCGTCAAGGGCGTGGAGGCGCTGGGACGATGAGAGAGCGGAACAGGCGGGCGCGGGAGTACTCCCGGCTATGCCGCACCAGAAGATGGTGCAGACGGCTGTGGGTAGTGGCAATCGTCCTGTGGGTGATGCTGCTGGTGCTGGTGGCGTGGTGCCTGACGCTGCCGCCGGTGCAGGAGGACGTGGTGCAATCGCCGCCCACAAGGGAGATCGTGGAACCGGAGCCGGAGAACCTGCTGGTGTGCGATATCACCGGGTACTGCGCCTGCTGCACACCCTACGCACACATGAACCAGCGGGAAGGCAAGGTGCTGACGGCCTCCGGGCGGTGGGTAGCCATCGGCGAGGCGGTGGCGGTAGACCCTGACGTTATCCCGCTGGGAAGCACCGTAACGCTGGGCGGCAAGGAGTACATAGCGGCAGACACCGGGGTGCACGGGTACACGGTGGACGTGCTGATGAGCCACGAGGACGCGGCGCAGGCCGGTGTTGTGAAAGCGCTGGTGAGGTGGGAATGACAAGCTGCCCCATCCACTGCCCACACCGCCGCGTCGGCTGCCGCACCGACTGCCCTCTGTGGGCGCAGCACGAGGCGGAAAAAGCGCGGTCATACGAAGAGCGAAAGCACATGATAGACTACAAAGCTTATAAGAAAGC